TAAAACATTAAATGTTACATCTTTTTTATAGAAATCTGAATATCCATCTCTACCAGTTACAGATTCATGTGATAATCTTACCCATTCCATCACTTGTTGAGCTGCACTTGGAACAATTGGATCATAAAGTGTTATATCAAGAGGCTGCCATTTTGATTTTCCTTTAACATATCTTGTTACATTCATATGTTCTAATGGAACTATTTCAGATTCCAAGTTTGGTCTATTTACAGCTTTAATTAAATATGCATTGATACCATCAATTTGCATTATAAATCTATTTTTGAGTTTCGGCTCAAAAGGTGTAAACATTATGTCTTGTGGTTGCAATAATTCTGCCATTTAACTTCTCCTATTAGATTAAATACCTTTGTATTCATATATAAATATTAAAAAAGTTAAAAAAAAGGGATTTATATTTCAAAATCCCCTTTTTAATTAGTTTATATCACATCTTATTCTGGAAATGATGCACCTGTTGGTTGAACTACAAAATCAAGAACTATAAACTCAGCAGTTCTTGTAGGTTGTAAGAATAATTGTCCGACCAATTGATTCCTATCAATTGTATCTGGTGTATTGTTTGATTCATCCATCACTACTCTGAAAGCATTCAAACCACTTTGTGATTGAACTTGTTCCAAGTATGGATTTACAATTCCCAAAAATCTTCTTCGTGTTGCAGCTGTATTTTGTTCAAATACAAGGAATCTTGAAGAACTTGCGATAAACTTCTTAACTTTAATAAGTAATCTTCTTACATTAATCCTATCAAGAGCCGATGCTTTTTTCTGTAATGTTTTCTGTCCAAATACTGTTACACCTTGACCTGGAAAGGTTGCTATAGGATTAACATTTGAATCATATAATGTATCTCTATCTGATTGTGTTAGTTTTCTCTCTGCTTGTGATGCCACATCAATTCCACCACGATTTAAACCAGCCGGAGCAAACCATGGCTGAGCCACTCTATCGTTAAATGCATATACACCAGCAACTGGAACAGATGGTGGCACCCATCTATGAACATTAAGTTTTGTATCTGGTATTTTAACCCATGGCCAATACACTGCTGCATAATTTGAATTACGAGTTTTTGCTTCAGTCGTAGCATCAACTACTCTTTTATTGAATAATACTGGGTCTAATATAGCGAAACAATCACCTCTTTCTTCACATACATCTATAACTTTTGAAGCTACACCACTATGTACTGATGATATAATACCTGGTGTTAATATTAGATTAACATCATAATCATCTTCATTAGAAAGTAAATCTAATGCCTGAATATATGCATTATATCCATTTGCTGCACCATCCGTACTTGGGTCTAAACCTTGTGAATTGTTTTCTGAAATATTTTCATAGGTATAAGCACCTATTGGATGTTGAATATTTCCATCTCCACCACCACTAAATGAACCACCTAATGAACCACTATTTGAACCACTGGCTATTGTTGGTAAAGATGCACTTGCTGCACCATCCCTAACATTTCCGTTTTCATCTAAATAATCTAATGTGTTCTGAAATACTTCAACTCTTACATATTTTGATTTATTTGGATATGAACCACTCATTTCTAAAAATGGTTTACCATTTTCATCAGTTCTAACAGTTTGAATTTGATCACCAATTACTTTTGCTATATAATTATTAGAGTTAGGGTCTAAATTTAAACCTGTGTATGTTTCAAGTATTTTCTTTCTTTTAGTTAAATCATCACCCTGTCTTATTGTTAAACTGAATGTACCTTTCTTTTTATTTAAATTACCTAAATCAAATCTAAGATTATCTTTTGTACCATTGGCCAATAATCCTCCAGTTCCATGTGTTCCTTGATTATTCATAATAGTACCAACACCATGAGTATGTAATTTAAATACATTTTTCAGTACTCCATCATTAAAATCTCTACCACCTGATAAACTTTTTGATGTAATAACATGACCAGTTACATCTGTTGCAGAATTAATATCAACATAAACTTTGGAAGGTGAACCTCCTTGTCTAGGAGCTGCATTATCAGCTACATGATAATTAGGACCTGCACTGTGAGGCACACCAAATGCTCCGACACTTCCATGTTCTGCACCAGTTGAATTTGGGTTAAGACTACTTGTTAATCCAACTAATGCACCAACTGCACTTGCAGTAATAAATAAACCATGTAAAGATTGACTAATATTAATGGTATCTCTAAAAAATCCAGCTGATTGGGCAAGTGTTGAACCTGATCTAACATGTATTAATGTAGATGTGTTTGTATGTGGTGCTCCTGAACCAGTAAATTTAAATACAACTGTAGAACCACCAATTGGTGTAAGTGATGCAGAAGCCTGAATCTTTTCATGAGCTAATTTAGGTCCTACTAATGTTAAACTTCCTGTATGTTTTGAGTATGCAGTAACTGAATTGGGTATTCCATTCTTACCAACAACTGCTGGGTCAACGGAAGATGAAATTGTTGCTGAAGCATGAGTATAACTTCCAGGTAATATTCTCACTACCGTTAAAGTATTGTTATTTTTTAAATATTGTTCTGCGGTATGTGATGTTAAATACTGATAATAACTACTACCACTCTTAAAAGTATCTCCAAATTTATTCTGAAAATCAGAATATGAAGTTACAATAGTTGGTGTTAATGCTGGTCCCTTTACTGTTGGACCAATTACTGCCGCACCTATATCAGCTATAGCTGAAGGAAGAAACGATTGGTCTATTTCTTTTGTAAATACTCCTGGACTAATTACTTTTTCTGCCATTAAAATTCTCCAAATTTAATATAATGTTTTATTATTATCATTCTTTTTACTCAGGAAAAGATGCACCTGTTGGTTGTATTGTGAAATCTAACACAATAAATTCAGCTGTTCTTGTTGGTTGTAAAAACAACTGTCCAACTAACTGATTTCTATCAATTGTATCTGGTGTGTTGTTTGATTCATCCATCACCACCCTAAAAGCATTTAATCCACTTTGAGCCTGTACCTGTTCTAAATATGGATTAGTAATTGCTAAAAACCTTCGTCTTGTAGCCGCAGTATTTTGTTCGAATACCAAGAAACGAGATGAACTAGCAATAAATTTCTTAACCTTAATTAATAATCTTCTTACATTGATTCTATCTAATGCTGAAGATTTCTTTTGTAATGTTTTTTGTCCAAATACTGTTACTCCTTGTCCAGGAAATGTAGCAATTGGATTAACATTTGAATCATATAAAGTATCTCTATCTGATTGAGTTAATTTTCTTTCAGCCCTAATGGCCACATCAATTCCACCTCTATTTAAACCAGCAGGAGCAAACCATGGCGCTGCAACTTTATCATTAAAAGCGTATATCCCTGCAAGAACTACCGATGGTGGAACCCATCTTGAAACTCCACTAATTTGTGAATCTGGTACTTGAACCCATGGCCAATATACCGCAGCATAATTTGAATCTCTCGCTTCAGCCTCTGAAGTAGCATCACTTACATTTTTACCATGTAGAATTGGATCAAGTATTGCAAAACAATCACCCCTATCTTCACATGTATCTATTATTTTTGATGCAATAACTCCATGTACTGCAGATACAACACCCGGTGCCAATATCAGATTAATATCATAATCATCTTGGTTTTTTAATAAGTTTAGTGCCTCTACATATGCAGGCTGTCCTTGAGCAGCCGTATTGGCTAAATCAAATCCTTGTGAATTATCACTTGCTATTTTTTCATAGAAATTGGCAGGTTGTACACCAGTCCTCGTTCCAACATGATTTCCAAGTCCATCAAAATCACTAAATCCAGATGAAGCACCAGTAAATCCACCATTAAATGAACCACTACCAGAATGTGGTAATGATGCACTGGCAGCATTAGTTGTTAAATCTCCATTTTCATCAAGATAATCTACTGTATTTAAAACATCAGTAACTCTTACATATTTTGATTTATTTGCATATGAACCAGTAAATTGTAAAAATGGGTCACCATTTTCATCAGTTTGTACACTTTGATATGAATCACCTATGACCTTACTAATATAATTATTAGAATTTGGGTCAAGATTAATTCCAGTAAATGTTTCAAGAATTTGTTTTCTTTTATGTGAATCATCACCTTTTCTAATTACAAGAGTAAATGTACCTTTTTCTTTATTAATATTTGATACTTCCCATCTAACATTATGTTTTGAACCACTTACTAAAATATTATTTGTTCTTGCAGTATTATCTGAATTATTCATTATTGCACCATCTGATAAAGTATGAAGTTTAAATGAAGTTGCACTTCTACCATCGGCAACTATATCACCTGCGGCACTACTTGTTAGTACAGATGCAGTGGCTGGAGCTACAACCCCATCCATAATTCTTACAACTGTAAGGGTATTTGAATTTTTTAAATATTGTTCTGCACAATGTGATGTTAAAAATTGATATGAACTAGAACCACTTTTAAAACTATCCCCAAATTTTGCTTGAAACTCCGAATATGAAGTTACAACAGTTGGGATTCCAGCGGGACCTTTTACCGTTGGTCCTATAAGTGCTGCTCCTATATCAGCCAGAGCTGATGGTAAAAATGTCTGGTCTATTTCATTTGTAAATACTCCAGGTGATACAATTTTTTCTGCCATTAGATTCCTCTC